TATCGTTAACTTTCTTAACTCTTTTAACTTAAACTGAAACCCACATCTGTCACAATCGGCTATTGCATTTTTGCCTGAGGTAAACTTATTAGCCATGTTAAACCTTTATAAATATTGAGGACGAGGCGCTAATCTATAATCTGCTTTTTCTCTATCCTCTGTAGAAGCTAACATCCACTGCTCTTCATATTCTTGTTTTAAAAACTGTGTTCTGTCTCCAGCATTAGGCAGTTTCATACTTAAATAGAAAGCTAACCCTGCAACTAAACAAGGTAAAAATCTAAATGGTATATCTTGTGTATTAACGCCAGTACCTGCATCTTGTATACGTCTTAATCTCCAATACTTAAATACATAAGTATTGTCTTGGTTTGGTGTTGGCCATACATTAATTGATGGCTGTGTTGCTTGTCTATTTATCCAAACTTGTATAGGTCGACCTGTCGCATTCTTAGCAGGGATAGAAATATAGGTATCCGCTGATATTCTAGATATTGTAATATCCTGTTGATTCTGTCCTGTGCCTGTTCTAATTACATGATCTAATAAATCAATCGTATCTGCAGGTAAATTATAAGTGGCTGTTCCGTTAGTTAAGTTAATACTACCTTCTTCAATAGTCCATAAATTAATACCACGATTTGCCCATTCTGCAGTCATTAAATTTAAACTACGTCGAGCAGTTCTTAAATCATATCCAGTACGAAGCTCTTGACCACATCGCTCGAATGCTTCTTCGACTAATTGATTTAAGTCTAAATTAAATACTGCTGTTCCTGAAGTTGCCATTATTTATTCCTTTTTCTTTTTAAAGGTGCTACTCTTCTTGGTTTACCTGCTGGCTGACCAAGACTTTTCTTTTGTGCTATTCTAGTCTTTTTCTCAGCTGATGTCATTTCACCCGAAGTTTTGGGGGTCTCGGTTGACACTCGTTTGCTAGGTCGGCAATACGGAGTACCTCGCGATTCCCCTTTCTGTCTACCGCACGGTTTGCCGGTCCTAACATCTTTCCAATCTTCTTTAAACCAGCGTTTAAGTGCAGCACCTTTAGCTGTCTTTCTAACTGCCATTATTTACCTTTGTTTTTTCTACATTTAGCAATAGCGCCCGATGCGTATGCGCTAGGGAAAACTTTATATTGAGCCTTTACCTTTTTGTAACACGCGTCTTTAACTGTACCACCTTCTTTAAGCTTTTTAAGCTTTTTCTCAGACAGACATCCCATGCCACGTGAAGCTCTCATTACACCATTCTTCCTTTAGTTTTGCCTTTTGTAGCTACGCCGTCACAGCCTTTTTTAACTGAACCACCTTTAGCCATTTTCTTCATACCTTTGTGAGCTGAATTTTTCATCATTTTTCCATTTGGCATTTTGTGATAACCCGGTTTGACTTTACCGCCTTTTTTCATTCCCCCTAAACTAGCTCCGCCTTGTGGTGCTAGGGCTCGCATGTCTCCTGGAACTCCTCCTAACCTAGATCTTTGAGGTACAGCTCCTGCTGGCATTGCAGCCATTGCAGCTGCTCTTTGTTGTGCTAAAAGAGCAAGTTCTTCTTTTGTTGGCATTGAACCAGCTGCAGCTGCAGTCATTCCACCATCTTGCATTTTTTTAACTTTACCACCTTTTGTCATTTTTTTACCGCATCCAGCCATAATAGTCTCCTAATATAATTTGCCTTTTGTTTTACCACGAACAGCACAGCCATCTTTACAATAGACTTTGCCACCCTTTTTCATACCCATAGATTTTCTAGCATTATCTTGTAATGCTCTACCCATTTTTTCTTTTTCAGTAGCTTCTCTACCAACACCGATAATGTCTTTAGCTTTCTCCATCATTGTCTTTTCTTTTTTAGGAGCATCCATTTTATCTACTTTTTTAGGAGTAAAGTTTGGCATCGGTGCATTAGACTTATTAAGTTTAGCATCCTGGTATGTTTTTACTTCTTCTTTTTTAGGTTTTGGAGCTGGTTTTTTAACAACACTCATTTTTGGACCAATATCGGTTTTAGTAGGTTTATAACCTTCTGATCCAGGCGCAGCTGTTTTCTTTGCTTGCCTTTCTTCCATACTTCTTAACCTTGCTCTTTTTCTAGCTTCTTCTTTTAGTTTTGCTCTAATTTCTGTTCCAGTTGGCATAATAGTCTCCTAATATAATTTACCTTTTGTTTTACCTTTAACAGCACAGCCATCAGCTCGTTTAGAACATGATGAAACTTTGCCACCTTTTTTATAATTGTTCTTAGTCATGCCCATACCAATCTTGCCACCTTTTTTCATGTAGCCCATTTTGTTACGAACATCTTTAGGTAATTTACCTAAGCTGTCTTTTTTCTCTTTTGGTACTGATTTCATATCATCAGACTTTTTAAATCCTTCTGGTGGAGGTAAATCTGTTTCTTTCTCACCAAACATTTTTTTGTCTTCTTCTGTCATACCACCTTTTTCATACTTTTTCACTTTAGTAAACTCCTTACCGACTGATTGAGGTACGCCAACTTTCTTAGCAAACTTAGGGTTGTTTGCTACAGCTTGCATAAAGCGTTCTTGCTTTTTACTCTTTGCTGGCATCTTTTTTTCTTTTTACCCATGATTGAACTGTTTTAGTTTCGTAAATACGAATACCTGTCCAAACGATTGTAAAGAGTGCTGCTATTGCCGGTAGCCAAGCTAGGATCGAACCCACAGCTGTGAAAACCGATGCAGCATCTACTGCGTGTTTTGTTGATTCGTCCATATGATTCATCACCTTTGTTAACATTTCCATCTCCTACGCGCTTGGCGTAACCTTGAGTTAGGGTCTTTAGCTGCTTTTGGAAAATCTTTCATCTGCCCTGCTGATCTTGCACAAAATGACTTACGTCGTTTCGCATCTTTAGAACCAGGTTTAGGACTCCCTGTAACAGCCGTTTTTAATTTAGAACCGGGATTAGCTTTTCTGTAGGCTGTGACACCTTTCTTCGTCATGCCAGCACCCTGCTTGGTCGGGCGAAAGTTACCCGACTTCACAGAAGTTTTAATCCCCATTCCTTTTTTCTTAGTTGTAGCCATTATGCATAAAATATAGTTACTGAAGTCACATTAGCCAATGTGCAATATACTTCAGAATTAAATAATATACCATCACCTGGAACTACTACATCGTGTAATCCTACTGCAGCGGGAGTTACAATTTTTAGTCGAACTGTACCACCTGAACCATCTTTAAGTTCAACTGAGCCAGCTGTTCCTGTTGTTGTAACACTCATTCCAACTACACGAGTTCTGCGAGTTACTGCAGTGTCAGGAGAGTCAGCAGCTACAAAATTGACCGCCGATACGTCATTAGCTAAATCTGACATTTTTATTCTCCTATTAAGCAGGGGTTACTGAAGTTGTTCCGTCAGAAGCGACCCAATCAGAAGCTGCGGCGGTGCCTGTAGCTGTATAAATTAAGCCATCATCTAAATCAGTAACTTGTTTACCTACTACTTTACCTGTTGTGTTATATGCGTTAGCGATGTCGCCTAAAAGAGCTGCTAAACCTGCTGATGAGGGTGCATCGAATGTAGTTGCTGTTACTGCGCCTGTTACTGCGCCTTGAAATCCGTTGTCTGATACGACTGGACCTGAAAAGGTTGTTGTTGCCATTTGAATTTCTCCATACAAAGTTAAGCTTATCCGTCGTGTATGCGTCTGCTGGGGCAGTCTGATAAGCCATATGTTCCCAGATAATTAAATCATACGCTATTTCTGCATATTATACAACAAAAAAGGGGCTGAAAAGCCCCTAGTTTCTAAACTCTAAAATTACTTGTTGCATACGTACATAGTTACTTCGAAACCGAATCTCATTTCAGTTGCAGCTGGTTTTGTCCACATAATAGTCTCCTTAATTTAGATTTCAGCCTAAGCTGATATGTGTATTGTATTGGTATTAAAAAGAAAAACTATAAAGAAAACCATGAGTTATACATAAAAAAAGACCCAGCCGAGAAACTGGGTCTTCTTAGAAAGGACTACTTAATTAAGCAGCGCCTTGTGATCCCCACATACCTAATGGATCTGACCAACCAAATGAGTAACGTTCACGAGCTTTGTAACGTACATTGCCTGTGTCGAAATCACCGTCCATAGAAGTAGTAAGCGCTGTTCTTTCGAAGTGCTTCATACCGTTAGGAACGTCGGTTGTTAAAAAGTATGCATCATTGTCTGTTAAGAAATGATTGATTGCATAGCCTTCTGGAATCGCACCGTTGTTTTTCAATGCGTTGATGTCGTTATCAGCAGTACCAACTCTTTGGTCAGTTTCTAATAAACGTGTAGCAACGAATTGTAATGATGGTGGAATAACCAATTTACGTGGTTTAGCAGCAATCAATAAACCTCTTTCATCAGTCCATGCAGCGATTTGAATCACTGCGTTTTCTAATGAAGTTTCGTTTAAGTCAGCAGCAACTGACTGAGTATTGCTGTTTGTACCGCCGTTAACTAGTGGGTGATTTGTAGCAAATAAAGCTTTGCCGTCACCACCAGGATAGTTAGTTCCGTCGAAGCCATTGTTTAACACGTTAGCAGCTTTAACTTGTTTAGTATAAGCCATTGCACGTGCTAATGCTTTAGTATATCTAGCAGATAAAGTGTCGTAGAGGTTATCTTCAACTGCTTCTTCTGTTAGAGAGAAACCTAAAGCAATGGTTTCGTGGTTGTATCTTGCTGTCCAAGCTTCTTGTGCATTGTCATAAGCGATGGCTGAGCCTTCACCTTTAACTGGCGCACTGCCAAAGCCTGATAATTTTGTTTCTTCTTCAAAAGATCTTTCAGATGTTTCTGTTTCGTAGATCTCTTTGTGCTCTTCACCGTAACGCTGATATTCCATTCCGAATAAAGCATTAAGGCCCGGGAGCAACTCTTTTAGTAACTGAGCTCTTGAAATTGCCATGATTTATTCTCCTTATAAGCCAGCATCACTTGTGAAGCGATGGAAACTTGGGTTAAATTTAACTAACACTGCTGCAGTTGACTGATCTGGTGCTAAAGCGACAATTTTAAATGCCTTAGCAGTAGTAGCAACTGTTGCGTCCAACTGAGAGTTAGAAACGCCAGTAGCGGTAGAACCGGTAGAAGTAGATTGAGCTGTTGCAAAAGTGGTGTTTGTACCAACCATTGTTTGCGTAGCTGTTTCATCTAATTCAGCCATAAATAATGCATTTGGATCGTCTACAACATAAGCCATAATGTCACCGCCATTAGCAGTACCAGATGGATAATATTGTGAGTAGATAACTTGACCTTGTGCATTAACATATTCACATCCAACAAAAACGCCGATAGCTCCAACGCCGTTACCACCTAAGTTGTTAGTAGTAGCGTCTGCGCCTGTTGCAGTACATAAAGCGATATAACCGTCCGAGCCGATGTTAACAACCTGTCCATAGAACAAGTTAGTTGCTTCACCAGCAGGGTCAATTTTATATAGCCTTGTAGCGCCTGCATAAGGCATGCCATCAACACGCTGTACAGGTTTTAATCCGTAAGCTGCCATAATAATTTCTCCTTAAAGAATTGTTTAACCTTTGCCAAAAGACTTAGTAGATTTTTTATCAGAGAATAACGGCATACGAGGATCATTTTCTTTCATAAAGCTATTATCAACAGCTTTAGCTTGACCTTCAGCTTTTTGCCTATAATAGGCATTTCTCTGATCCACCATTTCTTGTGGCATTTTACATAAAAGCAGTCCACCTACTTCGACAGAGTCTTTAAACCTACTGTCAGCGGCTGCCGGTAATTTAATTTCTGGGTGTTCTGATTGTTTCACAGGTTCCCAGCCTTCACGCATTTTAGAAGACACATTTAGATTATCAGCATCATTAGCTAAAGAAATTCTAATCCATCTATAAGCCCAACCTGGTTGTTTTTTGAATTCCGGGAGAAGTGATGGGGGTGCCCATACTCTATCCCTTGGTTGAGTTTCTTCACGTACTTCTATATCTCTATCTAATCTTTTATCCATTTGCGTTCTCCGTTTTTAAAAATTCTCTTGCATATTGCTCTGGTGTTATCTTAAGTTTTTTAACTAAAGATAACTGTGTTTTAGTCAATTTCACTTTTTTAGGCGAAGTAGACCTAGTTGCAGGAGCAACAACAGTAGAAGGTTTTGTAGTGCGTTGGGCAGGTTGTCCTTCCAACGATTCAGTTTCCCCAAAGTGTTCTGGGAATAGTTTATGCATCGTATTATCTATACGACGGTAATATATATCAGATGTTGGGTTAATGCCCTCACTGAGTAGTTCATCATGCAGTCCTAAAGCAGTAGCTGTCATAACTTTATTTTTACCAAACCAAGTATTCTTAGCTTGCCAATTTAAAGCTTTTTCATCTGGCTGAGCAGTTTTAGGCTGAAATAATCTTTCTTGCTCATATTGTCTACTATTCTGCTCTTCTTGTAAAGCTTCTTTTGTAAACTGAGGTTTTAATTGTTGAGCTTGTAGTATTTTATATTGAGCTTCACTAATTTTAGATTGTGCTTCACTTATTTTATCTGGATCTCCAGAATCATAAGCTTCACGATATTCCCTTTTAGCTAGTGCCAAGTCTTTATCATAAGCATCTTTAAGTGTCTTAATATAATCTTCTTCTCCAGCACTTAATGTAGTTTTTAATCTATTATTTTCATTAATAATGTGCTGAGCATATTTTATCGCTTCTTCTCTTTCACGAGCCTCTGCTTCTTTTGCTCGTCTTTCGTCATGCCACGCTTTTTTAAGCTGTGCCATTCTTTGTTTAACGCGATCAGAATATTCCTCAAGATTATCTTCTTCTAACTCTTGTTTAATATTATCAGGTAGGGGTTCACGATTTCTATCTTGTGGAGGGGTATCATCTTCCTCTTCAATTTCAAAATCAAGTTCTTGTTTAGGAGCGGCTTCTTCTTTCTTTGCCTCTACCGCTTCTTCATAATCTTCTTTGTCCTGAGGCGTTAAATCTACTTCCATAGACTCATCGTCTTTTAGTTCGTCAGGTATTTCATTTACAATTTTTACCATGCTTTACTCCTTATGCGCGTTCGTAGCCACGTGGATCATCGACCACTGCTTCTACGGTATCATCGTTAATAATGCGAAACTCTCTTCCATGTATCTTGATTCGAGTTCCAGAATATGCTCTAGTGATTACGAAGTCTCCTTCTTTGCACCAGGGTCCTGTTGGGAATCTATCCTTATCAGCATAAGCCATATCACCCATTTTAATAACAAATAAAACCACAGTTGAATGTTCTTCAATGTGTCTTGTCTTATCTGCTTTAATAATTCCACTCTCATACTTGTCATCAACAGAAGGTACAGCACATAAAATGCGATAGCCTTTAACGTCTGGTAATTGAGTGGGTTTTTGTTCTTGTTTAGGTTCTTCGGCTGTAACTTTCTTGCCTTTTAAATCTACAATAGTTTTATTTGGCGTAATGATCTCAGTCATCGTCCATCTCCATATTTTTTGCAAGGTCTGCTATGTGTCTTTGTGCAACCATGAGACCCCGAATAATGCCTGCACTGTATTGGTAATGAGCATAATCAGTTGCTGTACCATCACCTAAATTTTCTAAAATATTTCTGCGTTCTTCTTCTAACTTCTCAGTTAAAAGTTTTAACGTGCTTTCTAACATACGTTAGTCCTTTCGTTTTTTATTTGCCTCGAGTTGTTTATCTTGTTGAACAACATTTACTCCAAGCTTAGCGCCCTCCATCAGCTCATCAGATTTAAGTTGTTTATCTTTCAAGACTGCTTCGGCTCCGAGTTTAGCTCCAGCGATTCTTTCTTGTGAATCAATTCTCATTTTTTCAAGTTCAAGTTTAGCTTTTTCAAGTTCAGCCGTTGTTTGCATTTCTTGAGCTCTAGCTTGTAATTCTTGTTGGAATTTAGCTTGTTCAAGTTGTGCATCAGCCATCATTTTCTGAGCTTTTGCTTGCGCCTCTTGTTCTTTGATTGCTAACTCACGTTGTTGAATTTGAGTGAGTGGGTCTTGTGCTTGAGCCGCAGCTTGTTGTTGTGCAACTTCTTGTTCATTTTTACCAAGTAGTTGTTGTGCTGCTCGTGAAAGTAGTCGAGATACTTCTAGTTCTGCATCTTCAGGAAGAACTTCATTTGGTTTGGGTAATGGAACACCTAATTGTTCTTCAATCTGTTGTCTATATAAGAATGCTAAATGTTCTGCGACGTGAGCGTCGAGTGCTGCTTGTACTTCACCTGCTTTTGGACTTTGTCCAACAAGTTCTTTAATCTTAGGATCATTTGCAAAAGCTAAATGCACATCAATGTGAGCTTGATGATCTTGATAGATAAATGCTTTAACTGGTTTGAGGTTAATGATGTTCATATTTTCTGATACAGGATCTGCAGGTTTCATATTTTTTGTATTTGGTATAAGCTTATCAATATTCTTGACACCCAATACATCTAACATCTGTTTGTTGAGTTCAACCATGTCATAAATATCTGGATTAGCTTGTGCTAACTGCATGACTGCTTGATATTGCACAACTTTTTGTGACATTGTTGCAGCGTTAGGATCTGACACAGGAATAACTTCTACAATATCATAGTCAGATTTTTTAACATACTCATCTCCTTGATCTGGTTCATATGAGTACTCTTCATCAGTATAATCACGAATAATATTTTTTAAGAGTTTAAATTCTTGTTTCATTGCATAATGAATACGAGCTTGAACAGCACTCATTACTTTTAATGTTCTTTCAAGAATTGCAAGTGTAGTTCCAACAGGAGAATTAGCTGACATATCTGATACTTTTAAATCAGCAGCAGAAGCAAATCGTCTACCTTCTTCAATAATTTGAATCATTAACTGATTAAGAACTTGACTTGGCTCTTTATAAGGTAGTGGTAAGATATTATCTCTAATTGTGCCTGATGGTACATCGACATCACGGAACTCAGCTGGAGCAATTGGTGTGTCATCTCCTTTAATTCTAAGACCACGTGATTTAAATCCACCTGGTAAGTTTGATAATGTTCCTGCATCAACTAACTGACGTAGAATCATTGTGCCTGATTTTGCAAAGGCACCAATTAAATGAATTAAACCAAAACAGTAAAATCCAAATCCTGGAACGTAACCATAATGTACAAAGTGTTGACGTTTTTGTTTTGTATCATCATCAGGATTCCAATTACGCCTAATAGCTAAAATTGTTTGTGTAGATCGTTCAATGGTTACAACATATGGAAGTGCAATTCCTGTTTTTTCTCCATCATCTTCATCTTCATAACCTTCTAAATCTAAGTCAATATGCATTTCAAGAAGTTTAAACCGATTATCTGTGGTTGCACTGAACCCCATCTTTTCAGCAATCTTCTTCTCAACTTCTTCTAAGTCATGTGAAGGTTCACCTAATTCTACATCACGATAGAATCCTGCGACTTGTAATTTTCGTACTTCATTTTTTGTCTTACGCATCACATGAGTGACACGTTCTGCTGATTCTAAATCTGAGGCTCCATAAGGAACTACAAGATCTTCAGCAGGGATATACATAGAAACTTGTCGTTCTAAACTTGGATCATAATAAACTTTTTTGAAAGCATTACCTGCTAATCCAAGACCCCACAACATACGTTCATGTTCTGGGCGATACTCAGTCATAACATCTGTAAGCTGATAGTTCATATCGTCTTTTACACGATTAGCTGCTTCTTCTTTAGCTTCTGTTATTTTTCCAATAATTTGAGTTTTGACTGGACCTGCTGCAGGGAATGTTTCAGTCATTGTTTCTGCTTGAAACTTAACTAGAGTTTCTGTTAAGAGTGGGTGATAGACATTACATGCTCCTTCCCAAGGCTCAGTTCTGTCTTCTAATTTTAATCCTAATAAATCTAAACCATCTACATATGTATCTAACCAATCACGTCGTGCAGATAAGTCACCTTCATATTCTTCTAATAAATCACTGGCTAAATTCTGAAGTAAATCATCATCCATTTCTTCGGCTAAGTTATCGCCGAATCCATCATCCATTTCGTCAGGATCAATTTCAATCTCTAACCCACCAGCTTTAATACTGACTTCTTCTGGGTCTTCTATCTCAATCTCAATATCAGGTTCCATGTTAGCCATTTTAGCCATCATGTCATCTATACCTCTTGGTGCTTGAGCTATTCCTTTATCTATATCATTAACTGCCATTATATTTTCCTAAAAGTTTTTTAATTTGTATTTCTACCAAATTTACGATAATTAAAAGTATTAAATTTGTAATTTTTACAACTCTATATAGCGTATAACCGCTTTTGAGCATAACTTCTAAAACCAGGTATATCATCTTCTTCATCACTGGGTAACCTTATAAATCCACCTTGTCTGAATCTCATTAAAGCCAGAGTAGTTGCGTCAACTAAGTCATCATTTGCGCCACTTGGAAAATCATTACACTCTTCTATAACTTCGTGTGCCCATCTTCTATCTGGAGCCCATACTATACCAGAACTAAATAAATCTGAAATAGCATTTACACGACTAATCTTATCCTGTCCTTTTCCTGGAGTAAATTCTCCAACGGGAATACCCATACGCCTGAACTCTTGGTAAAGTGCAGCCCCGTTAGATTTCTTTTCAACAACAAAGGCATCAGGTTCCCATTCTTTATATTCTTCTATGCAAAGTTGCTTTAACTCTGGGAATTCTAGTCGTTTCTTTATTGCATTCAATAGTATTATATTATAATTATTGGTTTCTTCGTTAAAAAATACGCCCCACACGGTCAAACCGTTATAATCTGACCTATTATTTGCCTCTTGAGCTGCGTCTAACGTCATTATTGTAAACTCACAAGGCGGAGGATCTTCTTTTTCCCATATATTCCACCAATCTCGTTTAATTAATGCGCCCTCTTCCGATACTGGGTTTTGTAAATATTGAGCATTCCAATATCGAACATCTAATGCTGCTCGTCTAGACTGTAATTCTTCTAAGGGCCAAAACTCAGGCCATAAAGGAACCTCTTCACCGTTTTTATTTTGTAAAATTGCAGGAAATTCAACAACTTCCCAGTCATCTACATCTTCATTCTTAATCATCTGATTAACAATCTGCCCTGTGAGGTCTAGCTTAGACCATCGCGTCATAACGACGATAATGGCTCCCCCTGGCATAAGCCGTTGTAAGGGACCCGATTGAAACCATTCCCAAGCGGGGAGGAATACATCCGGTTTTCCGAGCTTTGCATCTTGTTCTGAGTGAGGGTCGTCGATGATAAATAGGTCAGCCCCACGTCCAGCAAGAGCGCCGCCAACACCAATGGCAAAATACTCACCATTAAAGTTAGTACCCCAACGAGAAGCCGACTTTGAGTCTGCTTGGAGCTCAATGTTTGGAAACACATCTTTATATGCGTCACTACCCACGAGGTTACGCACTCGACGACCGAAATTAACTGCAAGGTCAGCTGTATGCGATGCCATGATAACCTTCTTAGCCGGGTGCTTACCCAAAAACCACGCGGGGGCGAGGTACGAAATGAGTTCGCTCTTTCCATGTCGAGGAGCAATATTAACAATAATTCGTTTTTTCTTTCCGTTAGCGATGTCTTCAAAGAGTTGAGCCAGTTTACGATGATGATCTCCTATAATATAGTTGGGGTATACATGTTTTATAAAATCTAAAAAGTGTTCTGCCCCTTTTTCCTTAGTTAATTCATTTTTATAAGCTATTAATAATTGTAGTTTTTCTCTTCTTTCACTTTCAGACATTAAAGGAAGCGCTTTTTCTAACAAATCAAGGTCTTTTTTACTAATTGTCATCGTTCTCGACTACCTCTCCCTGAACAATCTTGCCTTTTAGATCCTCAATAGCTTTTTTAAGCTCTTCTTCTAGCTCTTTACCTGATTTAGTGATGTGAGTCACCTCAGTTTTTTTCTTAAACGCATCTACTCCGTCGATTTCGCCTATCTTAGACCATGCTGAAATACGTTCTCTAGCTGATTTAGCCGTTGCTGCCTCTTGTAATAGCCCATTTAATACAGATAATTTAATATCAGCTAGGTCTTTTGCTACCATATGACTTGTTTGTGCAACTAGACCTGATAAATAAGCTATTGTTTCATTAGGATAATTACCAAAATCAGGGCGTAAACTTGGGTTCTCCATCATTTCTTTTGCAATCTTTTCAGCATCTTTAATATTCTTATCACTAAGATTCATAGTATCTCCGTTAATGTCAGCTAAGAGTTTAACTGTGTTTGATCTTAGTTCTAATTCTTCTTGCGGAGTAAGCTCTGGTAATGCCTCTCTCGCATTTTTAGGTATAGGAATATTGTCCTCTATAATTGGTATTACTATAGTTTGATTTAACTCTGTCATGTGTCGCTGTTACACCTTTGAAAATAATTTGCAGCTAATAAACGGAATTGTAACATACTTTATAAAAAAGGGTATAATGTTAAAATGTTTGAGTGGGTATTAGTTTTGTATTTAAATGACAGCCGAGAATATATCGGCAACTTTGAATCGTGTGCGCATGCCACACAATATTTTAATGAATGTTTAAAAAAGGAACAAAAAGAAGCATGGTCAACTGCATGCCTATATCAAGACTATGTTCAACTCCCACAGAACTTTATTCCAAAGTATCCCACATGCAAATAGAATGGAAAGATATAGAATTTGGTCCTATTAATTTATGGTCACTCGGAAAGGCTTGGTCTTAAATGTCATATATACTAGGAGTTAATACTTCTCACAATCCATCAGTTTGTTTAATAAATAAAAACAAAGACATTATTTACTTCGGTGAATTACTTAATAAATATTTAGAATCTTTTCATAAGTCAAATTGGAACATGCAACCCATTTTATCAGAGCTGTTTGATGTTATAGGTAAACAATCTATAGACCATATTGTCTTTGGTTCTGTTCGAGCTGTCCCAGATAGTTTAGATATAGATTGCTATAAACTTATTTTAGAGCAAATAAAAAAGGGATGTGAAGTAAAAGAGGTTAAGTGGTTTCCTGACCACCATCATTTATATCATGCTATTAGAGCTAAACACTTATCAAACTTTGAAGAATGCGCCGCATTAGTATCTGATGGTTTTGGAACTTATATGGGTAATAATCCAAACTATAGAGAAATAGAATCTATTTACAAACTTGATAATAATGGCGGGTCTGCAGTATATAAACATTATAGTAACTCTTTTAAAAATAGCGAAGATAAATATACTCAATTTTCAACAAATAATATTGGTACTGACTATTTAATATCTAATGCTGTTAGCCCTGGTATGTTATTTGCAAATATGGTGGTCGCCTTAAAAATAGGTTCAAGTGGTTTTGACTCTGGTAAACTAAGTGATTTAGCTATGCAAAGCTCAACAAATTTTACGTCCACTTCATGGAGCACAGGACTACACGGTTATTCAGTCATGAGTATAGACGCAAATCAATGTGATAAAATAGGTTTAAAAACAAAAGATAAAGATAAAGCTTGTGTTGCTAAAAAATTACATTATGAAACCAAAGAGCATACTAATAAATTAATTCGCAAAGCAGTAGAAAAAACTGGATGTAAAAATATTGTTTTGTCTGGAGGGTATTTTATGAATAAAATTAATAACCCTGCTTATATAAAAGATAATCCTGATTTAAATATATTTATAGATCCTATAGCACATGATGCTGGTACTGCAATGGGTGCTGCTTTGTACTATAGAGACTTGTTAAATGGATTGGTTTACAAAAAATGACTCTATTAACCGACGCAAACCTCAAACTCTTATATAAGACTTTCTGTCGTATGGAACCTTTTGATAAACTCAATATGCCAGAAGCTCATCAAATAAAATTAAAAGTCACAAGACGAAAAGATATTATGGGTGAGTTTGCTCCCGAAGAAAATACGATCTATATTAGTAGCGCTCGCAATGCTCACTTCGATACCATCTGCAAAACACTACTTCATGAAATGGCACACCTATACTGTTACAAAGTAAAAGAACAAGAAT